AGCGGAACTTCTCGGCAAGATACAGACAAGAACATTAGAAAATACACAGGCTCATTAGAAGACTTTCTAATGACCTCTATGGCAAGTCAGTTAGATTCGCTATCTTTTATCAACGAAGGATCCACTAAGAGAAAAGAGATTTTAGCTAAATTCTTGGACCTTGAAATTTTTGACAAAAAGTTTAGAATGGCGAAAGAAGACTCGGCGTCTACTAGCGCAGCTTTAAAAAGGTTGGAGGGTAATGACTATGAGAGTCAAATAGAGAGTATAAAATCTGAAATTTTGAAAGCCGAGCTAAAAATAGAGTCAAATAAAGCTGAGTGCGAGGGTATCAAAAACGCCATAATAGAACTTTCTAATTCTTTCAGAGACGTTGAATCAAAGATTAGATCTGTACCTGCTGATATCATCGACCCAGTTGTAACAGGAAATAAAATTGAGCACAAAAAGTCCTTAATCTTGAGAACTACACAAGAAAAAACAACCGCAACTAGAGAATTGGCGGATAGTGAAGAGAAATTTGAAAAGATAGATAGCTTTTTAAAACAGTTTGATATCGACTCTTACCAAGAAAAGAAAGAATTGATTGAAAATAACAAATCGAGACTGGAAAAGTTATTAGGAGAAATGAAAGAAAGTAGTGAAGCCAAGACAGAGGGAATAAGAAAGCAGAGTCTTTTGGCTGAAGTACCTTGCGGCTCCAAATACCCTTCTTGTAAATTTATTAAGGACGCACATTCTGCTGGTGCATTGATACAGATTTCAGAAAGCAGGATGGCCACGGCCGCCAAAGAGATAAATAAGCTAGGAGAGAGTATAGGCGCACTGCAACCTGAGGTTGTCGATAGTCACATTGATAAATATAACAAACTAGTAGATAAAAGAAATAAGCTCGCGACATCAGTAGCATCCTGTAGGCTAACCATAGAGAGGTCTGACTCTCTTCTTTTTAGAGAACAGGTAGAACTTGAAAAGCTGCAAGCTAAAAGAGCGGAATACCAGGAAAACAAAGAAGCAATCGAGAACCTGAAAGAGTTGCTATCATTCAGAAACGAAATTGAAAACAAAATAAGCGAAAAACAAACTCAGCTTAATGATTGTGAAGACAATACAATCCTGCAACACAAAAAGCACGGATCTCTAGAGCAGAAGCTAGAAACAACTTTTGAATTATCAAAAGAGTACGAAAAGCTTAAAGAGGAGTTTGCTGCATACCACCTTTTGATGACATGTTATCACCCGAATGGCATATCTTATGACATAATCAAGGAACGATTACCGATAATAAACCAAGAGATTGCTAAAATATTAACAAACATAGTTGATTTTGAGATTTTTATTAAAAACGACGACAAGAAGTTAGACATCTTTATAAAACATCCATCTCATGGGCCCCGACCGCTGGAGATGGGATCTGGAGCAGAAAAGTCAATTGCCTCGATGGCGATTCGTTTGGCTTTTTTAACTGTGTCTAGTTTACCAAAGTCTGACCTATTTATATTAGATGAACCGGGAACGGCTCTAGACGAAGAGAACATGGAAGGTTTCATTAGAATACTCGACATGGTGAAGGGGTACTTCAAAACAGTGGTTTTAATTTCTCACCTTGAAAGCCTTAAGGATTGTGTCGATATGCAAATCAATATAGATCGTGTAGACGGATATGCACACGTTAACATTTAGGAGGGGGTATGATGACACAATTGAAAGCGTTCGCAGATAAGCATGTAGAGAGGTTCATATCAAGAAAGTTTTTAGCTTGGCTAACAGCAACAGGGCTGTGTGCTTATGGAACGGTAACTAGCGACAATTGGACTGCGATCACTCTTGCGTATATTGGAACGCAAGCTTTGGTGGACATGGCCGTAAAGTGGAAGCATGGCCCGGAGGTAAGCTGAAATGACATGGTTGGCTTTTAAGGCTGGTTTTTGTAAATCTTGGCTGTGGCTTAAGGAGCATTGGCAAATTCCATTTTTGTTAGTTTGGACGATCGTTGTCTATGTTATGACTCGCAGAAATTCTGACGCGATGTTAGAAGTTATTGAAGCCAAAAGAGACTCTTACAAAAAGCAAATAGAGGTGCTGAGAAGGTCTCACAACAAGGAGATATTAAAGAGAGACGGGCTCATAGAACAATACGAAGAAACAATTGCAAAAATAGAAAAAACCTACGCGGAAGAAAAAAAAGAACTATCACGTAGAGAGAAAGAAATAATAAAAGAAGTTGTAGTTAAGTCAAAAGGAAATGTAGATGAAATCAAGCAAAAAATTGAAAAGGAATTTGGACTTCAGTTTATGGAATAAGCTAGTAGTTTGGGCGCTGTGTTTGTTGATTCCGTTTGCAACTATGGCAAACCCTGTTCCTAATGGCTCCTTTACTGTGATCGAGGAGAGGTCTTTAATTGAAGAAATAGGTTTAAAGGGATCACCAATTTGGTGTTACGACAATCAAGCAAATGCAACTCTAATAACAGCACCAGCAAGAGAGAAAGCGCGCTGCGAGTTAAAAACAAAATATGAAATTCAAAAGTTGAACCAAAAACACATGTTCGAGGTTGACAGGTTAAAGCTAAGACTAGAGACCCTAACGGCCCAGCATAGTGAAATTAATTCTATCAAAGATCAGGAAATAGAGAATCTCACTAGGGCCGCCTTAAAGCGCCCAAATGATAATAGTATCTATTGGGCCCTCGGAGGCGTAGTAGTGGGAGTTGTAAGTACAATCTTGGTGGGGTGGGCAGTAACCTCAAACAATTAAGGAGATCGTCTATGAGCAAGGACTTGGATTATGTTGCAAAGGTCGAAAAGGAAATAGCTAAAAAATACGGGAAAGAGGCTATAGCAAATCCAAGAAATTCTTGGAATGCCAAAAAAGAAGAGAAATTTTTAAAAAGCAGTAAAAAACTTCAACAGGGCAAAGATTCTCATCAAGATAAAGTACTTAGTAATGGGTTTGAGGTAAGCAAGAGGTTTCTGAATCGTCCAAAATCTATATCCTGTCCCGTGTGTGGAAAATACAACTTAACACTAGAAGATGAAGTAAAAATGCTAGTGCACAAATGCTGCTTTAAATGTTACGTTCAATATGTAGAGGGTAGAGAGGAAAGGTGGAAATCAGGCTGGAGGCCAAATAATCAAAACTTTCCAAAAAAATAAACTATTTATAATAAAGAGGTGTTATCTATGTCAGGATCAGAAATTTTAAAAGTAATGCAAAGCTTGTCCCACGTACTTGGTAAGTCTAAATATGACGGCGCGCACGATGATGAGGGAGAGCCGTATAAGATCGGCCTAGGCAGAGAAGAGGGTAATCCAATCCTTGATAAAAGAGTTAATGACGGCTTCTCTCTAAAGTTCATGGGTGGTGACAAGGTCAGAATATGCTACCACTTGGATAGTATTCCCTTAAAGGAAGCTCATGGCAAGGACTTCGAATCAAACATAGAACAAAGCATAGCGGATGTAAAATCTTTCATACAAAAAGAAGCGAAGAAAACTTCTGGGTCACCCGTAACCCTACAGAAAGACGGGGAAGTTATTATTGAGGTGGACTATATTTCCAGGGTAAGGTGTTCTGTTTACGCTGGTCAAGAATTCAGAGTATCTCAGCTTAAGTCTGCCTCGATAGAGGATTCGCCAAAATCTATTGATGATCGTCTCGACAAATCCTTCAAAGACTTTTTGGCTAAGGGTGGATTTGAATCTTCTAAAGTGGATTCAAAGCAAAAAGCCCCGAAGGACCCTCAAGGTCCTCACGGGATATTCAAGTAAAGAGTAAAAATGAGTTTTAAGCTCGATAAAAAGCAAATCGTAGCAGAGCTTGTGAAGTGTGGTAAAGATCCGGCCTATTTTATAAATAACTACGCCAAAATAACCCACCCCCAAAAGGGCCTTATTCCTTTTCGCTTATATGATTTTCAAAAAGACCTGTTAACTGAATATGAAGAAAACCGGTTTAACATAATTCTAAAGGCCCGACAGCTGGGCATCTCAACTATCACTGCTGCGTACGTATCTTGGCTACTTCTGTTCCACAGGGAAAAGAATGTATTAGTTATAGCAACTAAGTTCTCCACCGCAGCGAACCTGGTAAAAAAAACAAAGACATTATTGAAGGGCCTACCCGATTGGATGCGCATTGCAAATGTTACAATAGACAACAGAACGTCGTTCGAATTATCAAATGGGTCGCAAATCAAGGCGTCTTCTACTTCGAGTGACGCCGGCCGTTCGGAAGCCCTTTCCTTGTTGGTGATAGACGAGGCTGCCCATGTCGAGGGGTTAGAAGATCTCTGGGTGGGCCTATATCCAACATTGTCAACTGGTGGTCGCTGTATCGCTTTGTCGACTCCAAATGGTGTAGGAAACTGGTTTCATAAAATTTTCACAGGCGCCGACCAGGGGTTGAATGATTTCATACCAACAACTTTGATGTGGGATGTTCACCCCGACAGAGACCAAGACTGGTTCGAAAAGGAGACGGCAAATATGTCCTCCAGAGAAATAGCCCAGGAACTACAATGTAATTTCAACATGTCGGGTGAAACAGTATTTTCCGGCAAGGATATACAAAGACTGGAAGATATGGTCAAAGAGCCAGATTACAGGACGTCTTTTGATAGGAACCTGTGGATATGGGAACAATACAGTCCATCGGATCAGTACTTTATTGCAGCTGATGTCGCCCGCGGCGACGGAAAAGATTATTCAGCTTTCCTGGTGTTTGAATCCAGCGCAATGAAGTTGGTAGCAGAATATAAGGGGAAAGTAACTCCTGACATCTTTTCAAAAATTCTTGCAGATGTAGGAAAGGAATATGGCAACTGTATGTTGGTAGTTGAAAACAACTCGGTTGGCTATACGGTCTTAGAAAAACTAAAGGAAATGGAGTATGAAAATGTCTATCATTCTATTAAGTCTACGCATGAGTATGTAGACTCACTCGTTGCTGAAACTAGGTCTAATGCGGTAGCTGGATTTACCAATTCTTTAAAAACAAGGCCACTGATTATAGCTAAGATGGAAGAATTCGTAAGAAACAAACTAATTAAAGTGCAATCTAGTCGACTACTCGAAGAGATGAAGACTTTTGTATGGCACAATGGTCGACCAGAGGCCAGGAGATCTTATAATGATGACTTGATTATGGCCTGCGCCATCGCTTGCTGGGTGAGAGATACAGCCTTGATAGAAAATAAGAGGCAAATGGAATACAATAGGGTGTTTTTGAGTAATATGACCAACAACAAAACTGAACTTAACACAACAATTCCAGGCATGAAAGGTTATAAAAAAAACTCATTTAATGATAGAATGAAAGAACATAACAGCACTTTAAACAAATACCCGTGGCTGTTTGACTGAGTAAAATATAAAAATGGCTGATAAAGAAAAGAACAATTCCAACACAAGAGATTCAGAAAACTTACTTTTCAAGAGGTTGACTAGGCTTTTGTCTGGTCCGCTAGTAAACTATCGGACACAACAAGGGCGCAGACTACGAAGAATAGATATAGATCAGTTCGCGAGCAGGTTTAAGTCTGCTTCTGGTCGCAACTTTAAGAAAATGGCATATGACCCATTTTCTAATATTCAAGCGAATGTTATGGCGGCCCAACAGCGCCTAGAGAGATACGTAGATTTTGATCAAATGGAGTACACTCCTGAGATTGCATCGAGTCTAGATATTTACGCAGACGAAATGACCACACACAGTAGAATACAGCCTCTGATGACAATAGAATGTCAAAATGAGGAAATAAAAGCCATACTGGAGTCACTATATTTTCAAATACTAAATGTGGAATTTAATTTATTTGGCTGGTGCAGAACCATGGCAAAGTATGGAGACATGTTTTTGTACTTGGATATTGACGAATCCCGAGGAGTACAAAATATAATAGGCCTGCCAGCTGCAGAGGTTGAAAGGCTAGAGGGTGAAGACAAGACAAATCCAAACTATATTCAGTATCAGTGGAATTCTGGCGGACTTACGTTTGAGAATTGGCAAATAGCACATTTTAGAATTTTAGGAAATGACAAATATGCACCTTATGGGACATCAATTTTGGAGCCTGCCCGCCGCATATGGCGCCAATTAACTTTGCTTGAGGATGCCATGATGGCGTACCGTATAGTTAGATCTCCTGAACGACGCGTATTTAAAATAGATGTTGGCAATATCCCACCACAGGATGTAGAGCAATACATTCAAAAGGTCATGACCCAAATGAAAAGACATCAAGTGGTCGACCCAGATACTGGTCGCGTAGATCTGAGGTACAATCCTCTATCAGTTGACGAAGATTATTTCATCCCTGTACGTGGTCAGAGTCAAACCGAGATAACGACCCTGGCAGGAGGTGCCTATACGGGTGACATCGATGATGTAAAGTATTTAAGAGATAAGTTGTTTTCTGCCTTAAAGATACCACAATCATATCTGTCTCGCGGCGAAGAAGGTGGAGAAGGCGACGCAACACTTGCGCAAAAAGATATTAGATTTGCAAGAACGATTCAGAGATTGCAAAGGTCAGTTGTTACTGAGTTGGAAAAAATAGGAATTGTTCACTTGTATGTATTGGGGTATAGAGACGAAGACCTTGTCAGTTTCAAGTTGAATTTAAGCAATCCATCTAAATTAGCTGAATTGCAAGAACTTGAACACTGGAAGGCAAAATTTGAAGCGGCCGGAGCAGCAACTGAAGGATATTTTAGCAAAAGATGGGTATCAAAGCATATGTTCGGCATGACTGATGAAGAGATACTTAAAATGCAGAGAGAATTATATTACGATCGAAAGTTTGAAGCTTCGCTCGAAACGGCAGCTGAAGCCGAACAGGCAGCTGCAACTGGCGGCGGCGACGCTGATATGGGCGGAGGTGATGCAGGAGGTTTTGACGAACTCGGAGGCGGGGACGAAGGCGGTGAATTCGGAG